CTGGGGCGGGCCACCGGGCTGGGCCGCCCGCGCCTCGGTGTTCGCCTTGTTCAGCGCCTCATCGTCCATCAGGCCCAGTTCCTTGAGGGTGCGCTTCTTCAGTTCGGCCTTGATTACCGGGTCTTGCTTCAGGTCGTAGAGCAGCCACGACGCCTCCACCTCGTCGGGATTGCCCCCGAGTTGGGTCACGGCGTCGTTCCACGACTCCAGGCGCAGGGAGAGCAACTCCTTGTGCGTCCTGATCTGCTGGATGCGGTCGGCCGGGGTGTCCGGCTGGAGCACCACCCGGTAGCGGTGGATGCCCTTCAGGTCGTCGGGGCCGAGGGTCAGCCACCCCTGCTTCGCCCGGGAGGTGGTGTAGTTCGCGGGCTGCTCGCCCCAGACGGACACCGGCTCCCGCACGCGCTTCTCCAGGAGCCACGACTCGAAGGCGGTGCGCCGGGAGAGGGCGAACTGGGCGTTGTCCACGATGGGCTGCCACCCCAGACGGGCGAGTTGGCTGGCCTGGGTGATGGCCCACCCCGACTGCTCCCCGCTGGCGATGCCCTGCACCACGTTCGGCAGGGCCATCTCGATGAAGGAGCGCACCCACTGGACGGTCTTATCCAGGTCAACACCGCTGCGGGGCATGTCTACCGCGGCGATGTCGCGGGGGTAGAGGGTGCCGGGTTCGATCCGGGTCTTGTCGCTCCCGCCCTCGGCGCCGTCGTTGCCGAACGGGCCTTGAAGGGTGGGGCCTTGGGGCGCCGTCTCCTTGAATGCGGGGAAGCCATAAAGAAACGCCGCATTCGACTGGATGGTGAGGAGGCTGTCCAGGAGGGGAAACAAATCCATGAATCCGAAAAGGATTCCCAACCCCGCGTGCTCGGGGAGTCGGCTATGAGTGGTGATTCCCAGAGCCTGGAAGTAAGGGCCTCGCAGAGCGCCCGTAACTCGGTCGCCGTAGCGGTGCGAGAAAGACTTGACCACAGTCCCTCGGCCAAGGCGTTTCCCACCTCGCGTGACCTGTCCTGGGCCGTAGAGGATGTACGTGACCTCATTGGCGTCCCACGCCTCCACCATGGTCATCGGCTTGACGCGACCGCGGCCCTCGATCTGCGTGCGCCCACCACTGGTGGTGCCGAAGAAGTTCGCCCACTCGTGGCGGGGCAGGCCCGTGGCCCGCTCGTCGCCGGGGGCGATGATGCGCCCCTTCTCGTCCACCGAGGCGTTGAACCGCTCCAGCGTCTCGTAGAAGGGGACGGTCTTGACCTCGCAGGCGAACGTGAATCCGTCCTCGTTCTTCACGTAGTAGAAGGTGTCCGGGGGCACGTCGGTGGTGGAGATGGGGTACGGCAGCGCCCGCTTCCACAACTCCGTCTGCTGGTTGTAGAGGCGATCTTTCTCCTCCTCGGACAGGTCTTCGTCGTCGGCCAGGATGTCCCGCAGCTTCTTGCTGTCCCGGTCGTACTTGGCCCACGCCCGCTTGGTGCGCTCGACGGTCTTGAGCACGCCCTCGCCCTTGGTGACCAGGGCGTGCATGAAGGGCCGGAACAGGGGACGCTGGGCCTCCTCCTCCTGGCGGCGCCACGACGCCTCGAAGAACTTCTCGCGCAGGGTGGAGTTGGCCTGGGCGGGGTCGCCGAAGGCCACCGGGTCGAACTGGACGTTGGGCGGGTTGGTGGAGAGGGCGGCGGTGATGGTGTTGGCGATGTGCGGGGCGAGCGGCGACTTCACCTCCAGCGCCGTCTTGCGGTAGTTGTCGGGGATTTGCACCTCGTTCTGCTGGAAGATCAGCGTATCGAGGGCGCCGTAGAGGTCGTCCCGCTGCCTGAAATCGTCTTTCAGTTGGGACACGATCTCTTGCAGCATCCCCTCTTTCTTGTCGGTGGAGGCGGTGCCGGACTCGGAGCCGGTGGGCAAGGACGCGATCAGGTCGCCTGCGCTCATCCCCAGATCACTTTCTGCGGCTGCCGCGAGGGTGAGGCCGCGGCCCACATGGCCATCGCCAGGGCCATCGTCACGTCGTCGTGCATTCCTTCTGGCGCAGCGTACCTCAACGTCCCCGAGGGCAGCTTCTCCGCGTCGAACGCCAGGAGTTCGTTGATGAGCACGTCGTTCTTCGGCAGGGCCAATTGACCGCGTTCGAGAGCGAGGGCCAGTGCGTCGATAGCCAGGGCCTTGGTGGCGTTCCCAGTGGTGAACGGCCACACGGGCAGCCCCATGCGAACCATGACCTCGATGAGCGGTTCACCGGCGGCGTTCCTCTCCGCGACGATCACCTGGGGGTGGAACTTCTCGTAGGCCGCCACCAGGCGACCCATCTGGAGCGTGTAGTCGATCTGGTTGAACCGGTCGAGGTAGCAGACCTCGGTGATCTGCATCTCCCGGTTGTCCCAGGAGGAGCCGATGGCCAGGTGCGGGGTGGTCTTGGTCGTGGTCAGGTCGAGGATGACGATCACGGTGAAGTCGTTGTACTTCCCCCAGTCCACGCCCATGACGTACTGGTGGCCGGGGAGGCCGCGCTCCTGTATCTGGGCCACCGGGGCGTCGGTGACGTGGCGGAACACCCCGCCGCCGCTGTCCACGAACTGGGCGAGGAACTCCTGGGAGAAGGTCTGCTCGGTCATGGTGTCCGCGAGCAGTTGGGCCTCCTCGAACTTGAAGAAGGGGTTCTCCAGGGGGTGGGGGGTGCGCTCCAGGGAGCCGTATGGCCCCTTGCGGACGCCGAGGGTGGGGGCCTGGAAGGCCACGCTGTCGGGGCGGTTGTTGGCCTGGACGGACTCCCGCCAGAAGTAGTTCTTTCCCTTGGGGGTGCCCATCAGCATGGCCCACCCGTCGGTGTCGGAGATGATGGGCCGGATGACCTCGTACCAGGCCCGCTCCTGAATCAGGGGGGCCTCGTCGATCACCACCCCGGCGGCGGTCAGGCCGCGGGCGTTGTCGGGGTCGTCCAGGGAGCGGAAGGTGACGATGCCCCCGGAGGGGAACGTCACCTCCATGCGGTTGCGGGCGAACTTGGCCGCCCCGGCCACGGCCCGCTGCATCTCCCGCCAGCCGATCTCGCACTGGCCGAAGGTGGGGGCGCCCCACAGGATGGGTTCACCCCTGATCCCCCCGTCCGCCGCCAGCATCATCGCCAGGGTGGTTTTTCGCCACCTTCTTCCGGCGCTTAGGTACGTGAACCGCTTGCGCTGGCGCATCACCGCCATCTGCCCCGGGTGCGGCGCCGGGAACCGGTACTGGGGAGCCTTGGTAGCCGGGGGCACCGGGGAAACCGGGGAGATATCCCTGGCCGTTCCCGTAGAAGCTGTTCGGGTTCCGCTTACCACGGGCGTTGTCTCCCCTCCAGTCGTCAACGTAGGTGATGACGGCCACGCCGTTCTGGGCCGCCTCCTGCTCCTTCTCGCGCTGCACCCGGGCCATGTCCTGCAACGAGGCGCCGCGGGCCAGGCGCTCCAGGGTGGCGGCCTGGACGAGGAACTGGCGCACCTCGGCGGCGGACAACTCGTTCGGACTCAGGCTCCGCAGGCGCTCCAGGGCCTTCTGCTGGAGGGCCATGGCCTCCCGGGCGTGGCGCTCGCCCATCTCCCGCCACGCCTCCAGGGTGCCGTCGCGCTCGGCCTCCAGTTGGGACTTCTCCTTCCAGATGTCGAACCGGGCGCAGCGGTCGTTCCAGCGCCACTTGACCAGCAGTCCCTTCCACGACGGGGGCACCGTCGCCTTGGTCTGGCGGCGATCCTCCCCGGCGAAGGGGTTCCCCTGGTAGACGAGGTAGGCGTTCTCCAGGGTGCGGCGGGGCGGGGGGAGGTCGCGGTAGCACTGGAACCGGGCGTAGTCGTTCTCCGGCTCGTCCGGCCAACGCAGCCACGGCTGGTCTTTGGCCTCGCCGGTGACGGGCCACTCCTGCTGGGCGTAGAAGTTCAGTCGTTCTTGTTCAGGCATCGGGGAGAGAGTCCCAGGCGGGTGGCCCGCTCCAGGGCCATGGCGGCGAAGGTGGGGTCTTGCTCGACGCCGACGCAGAGCCGCCCCAGGCCCTCCGCGGCGACCAGGGTCGTGCCCGACCCGAGGAACGGATCGACCACCGTGCCCCCCGCATCGGTGAGCAGGAGGATGCAGCGGCGTGGCAGTTCCACCGGAAACGCCGCCGGGTGGAATCCCTTGTCCATCTGCTGGGACTGCACGCTGGGGAACTCCCACATCGACCGGAACCGCCAGTCCTCGCTCTGGGGCACCCGTTCAGAGACGGCCTTATAGGGAAACGCGCCCTTCGGGGAACCCGGGGGGCGCATAAACAGCCCGACGTACTCGTACTCGGGGACGGGCTTGTAGGAGGCGAGCCAGTAGGCGTTGTTGCCCCAGACCGGCCCCTTGTGCCAGATGCGGGTGGCGGCCAGGCGCCACTCGTACTGCTCGCACAGGGACACCAGGTCGCCGTAGGTGTGGCGGGCGAAGCCGGGGATGGGGGACACGGTGTGGTCGGCCAGGTTTATGCAGGCGGCGCTGACCCGCTCCGACCAGATGCGGGTGAAGCCGTCGATCAACTCCAGCCAGGCGCCCACGCCCGCCTCGGTGGGCCGTCCGCCCAGGCGGTCGGGCGAGCCTCTGTCCGCCTTGCGGGTGCGTTTGGGCGGGGGCTTGTTGCCCTCGAATCCCGCCTCGTACGCCTGGCCCATCCCGTACGGGGGGCTGGTGACGATGACGGAGCCGTGGCCCAGGTAGGAGGCGATGGGGCCGAGGGCGAGTTCGTCGGTGGCGCTGCCGATCTTGAGGACGTGCTCCTTGCCGGGGGTCTTGCCCGAGGGGATGGCCCAGGTCTGCCCGGCGGCGGTGCCCCACCGTTTTTGCAGTTCCTCCAGAACGTGGGGTTCCTGCTGCTCGATCTCCTGGCCGATGCCGTCCAGGCCCTCGCCGTCGCCTTGGGTGAGGCCGGGCTGGGGGGCCTTGTCCTCCCCCACCAGGCCGTCCAGGTCGGGTTCGCCGCCGATGGGAAGCAAGTCCCCGCGGGCCAGATCGGAGAGCAGCTTGGTGAGGTGCTCGTCGGCCACGTAGGGGCGCACGTCCTTCAGGAGTTCCTGGAGGATGTGGTCGTCGGCCACGGCCAGGGCGCCGAGGGGGTCGAAGGTGGCCAGGGCCAGGCGCTCCTCGTCCGGCCCCAACTGGACGTAGGTGACGGGGACGGACTTCTCGCCCCGGGAGATGGCGACGGCGACGCGGAGGTGGCCGTCCACGACGTGGCCGGTGGTGGTGTTCACGACCACGCGCTGTATCCAGCCGATCTCGTCCAGGGCGGACTCGACCGCCTCCTGCTGGAAGCGGGGGTGCACCCGCCAGTTCATGGGGTTGGCCAGGAGGGATTCGGGGTCAACGTCCTCCTGGCCGGTGATCCGGTTACGCCAGTGCCTAGGCGAGGGCTTTGTACTGGCCACGCCCGATCCTTTCGGCCTGGTGGTTGGCGACGAGGGCCGCGAGCATGTCGAAGGCGTACTCGGGGGTGACCCCGAGCGCCCGAGCGATCCAGGACGGCGAGACGTGGGCCACGCCGTTGTCGCGGGCGCCGCGGAGCAGGGCGAGCACCTCATTCGCCCTGCCGTTGGTGCCGGTGATCCGGATGCGCTGCACGCGCACGTCGATCCCGGCCCCCCGCAGGGTCTTCCGCAGGGCGGCTATCTCCTGCTCGATCAGGGCCAGGTGGGCCTCGACCCGCCTACCGAACGCCTGCCACTCCTCGGATTCCACGCCTCGCCTCCCTACGGGCGCAGGCGCCCGCCTCCGGAACTCGTCTGCCCACGCCTGGTTGAGCAGCATGCGCCCCATGATAGCCCCCTTGGTGTGATTACCAGGGAAAAGACCCTAATTTTGTACAGCCACCCGGATGCGTTTCGTCCGTTCGCGCACGTAGACGCTCCCCCTCAGACTCCCCCATCAATCCCCCGCGGTGGGGGATTGCACCTGACCGTGATTGTGCTCCGCCGGGGGTCGCACGCCTCGGAGGGGATAGGGGGGCCACGGGGACGGCCGACCCGCTGCCATCACCGCTGTCCTAACCCTCCGGTGGTAGGGCGCCTAACCCCCAGGATTAGGGGGAGGGGGTGGGGCGGGTAAGGGCACCGGGGGGTTGAGCTAACCCATGCGGGGGTCGTGACCTAACCGATCTGGTGAGGGCGTGGGGCCACAACGGATGAGGTTCGCTACCCCCAAGCTAATACGTCCGGGAGCCTGGGCCTAACCGGATGGGTGAGTTTGCGAATTCGGCTGTCTTACCATCCTCTTACCCGGGTCTTACGCCATTCTAGTACGGGGCCGGTATTCTTGAGAGGTCGATGGTCGCTCTCCCCCCCCGGGGGCGGGGGGCCGGAGACGCGGGGGGCGCCAACCGGCGCCCGGTCGAAAATCGGCGGGTGGGCTGTTCCTAGCAGCCGCATGCCCGTCGTCCAGAGAATGTGTCACGGCGCAGCCGTTGGCGCGTGGGCCTCGGAGAGAGACGCTACGCGCGATGGCTACCTGACCCGGCTATGCCGGAGGGGCGTCTGATCTGCACCGTCAACCGGGGTGAAATCTCGGTACGGGTAAGACATCCGTGATCTGGGAAAAATCTCATAGCCCAACCCCCGTGTGGGATGGTGATCCACCTATGGTGTTGATCTCCTCACCCGCCCGCTGTGGCTGCGGGGGCGACGTGTGGCAACCGCTCTGCGAATCGACCTACGTCCTGGGATGTGCCCCCCAGGAGGTCGAGACGGGCATGACGTTGGACATGCGTCGGGAACAGGTCGTCATGACGATCCGAGACCTTGGGTAGCACCCAAGCACAAACCGACGCGCTGTGTGGCGCCCCGGATATTCGAGAAAAGGAAATCCGATGGCCTCATACACACGCGCGCAGGTGCAGGACATGCTCCCGGTCAAGGACATGGTGGAGACGTTCAACCGGAAGCGCGGCACGAAGTCGAAGTTCTTCGACGCCGTGCCCAACGCCGACGGGAACAACCTCGCCTACCAGTTCAGCCGACTCGCGGACGGTCGCCAGGACGTGCTGCCAACCGGCAACGCGACTCTGGAAGGCATCCGCGACACCTGGCTGGAGTTCGCCAAGACCGGCACGCTGCCGGGCATGAAGCCGTCCAACGGGGACAACGGCAACGGCAAGGACAGCGGCGGCCAGCAGCCGACCGGCACGCAACAGCGCCGGGCGGCCGAAGCGGCCGAGGTTCCGCCGGTCACGCCGAACATCTTCGAGAGCGCCGTCCGCGCTCTGGACGCCGTTCGCAAGGACGAGGTGGCCCCTCCGGCTAACGCCGACGAGGCGTACAACCTCCTGTGGGACAACCTCGACCCCATCGTGCGGCAGGCCCGCGCCAGCGGGGTCATCTCCTCCGCCCTCGGGCGGCTGGCCAAGGAGAACACCGACCTCTTCAACGGGATCATCACGATCCTGCCCGAGGAGGTGCGCTCCGCCATCCTCGACGCCCTGGAGGCCCGCGCTCTCGACGTGGTGAACGCTTCGCTCAAGACCACCGTCGAGGACGTGTTCCACATCTCCAAGGGCGCCCGCCACGCCGAGCGGTACTTCCAGCGGTGG